GGTAATGTGCGGTGTGCTGCGGTTAGTCCGTTTGGATTGAACCTTTCTCCATTTGCTGTCCGGCGCGATAGATATTCACCTCCACCGTACCAGCTTGCGATTTCTTCGGATTGAGCTGTTGTTGTCAGCAACATGAATGCAATTAAAAATTTAATCAATATTTTGCGCCTTTCTCCCCTCCCAAAGTTTACGGATTTCAGCCTCGATGTGTGGCCTAATTAAAGCTGGAAGCCTAGCTAAAGCTGCCCTGCGAGCCTCAATGTCCGGCAAGTCTAGCACAGAACAAGCCCCTTGGTAAATATACAGGCTACATGCCGACTGGATGGACAAATCTTCATCCTCCATCCTGCGTTTCCCAGACAATATATCAGAGATTCTGTCCGATGGCCGTCTGCAATTTACCCAGATGTCTGTATTGATTTTTTTCTTGGGTTTTTTCAAGATAATCCTCAAATGCTGCAATAGCTGAATCTGCACCAAGGGCAATACATACAAAAGAACCCATATCTTGTGCGGCTGTCAAATATTCTTGCTGTCCATCCTGCCACGCTGATTTCGTATGGTCACGGCGTTTAATCTCGCATATAAATGTCGGAGCACCAGGGATAATAATGTCAGATGCACCCTTTGTCATGCCCTCAGCTTTTTGAAAAGACACTTGCCGAAACGACCGCTTGCCTTCATTGCGCGGGTGCAGTGCTATCAAGCCCCACGTTTTAGGCCATTGGTGGCGTAGCCTGGCAAAGAATGTTATTTGCTCCATGCCCTCTGTGGCACACTCGCCTCGATAAGACGTGTCACCATAAATTTTAATGTGCATTGGGAATTTCATCTGCGCTCCTATTGTAAGCATAAATTTTATAAAAACCGCTATCTGGGTTTTTTTCATATGTAATTGTTTTTGGCTCAAAGCCATTTAACGATAAATATAAAGCCTTATCTTGCAAGCCCTTTGCCCATTTAGGGTCTTTATGCACCCAGAACGTAAACGATCTGTATGGTGTCACAACGGCTATGCGCCACATATCTCGTCCCGACTTGCTGATCGACGAAGCCACGTCCCACTTTAAAACCTTGTCTGTCTGACGCCGTGTAGGATCACGCTTCATCTCGTGAAATTCAGCAATTAACTTTTCATTGGGATCAACAATTTCACCCTTGCACTCAAAACAATATCGCGCTGCAATATCATTCTCGGCTTCACAGTGCGGGCATTTTTTATACGTCCAGCGATAATTGCACTGCACAAGCTGTCCAGCTACTATTGTCTTGGCTTGGCATCTGCGGCCAAAATGCGCGGGTATTGGCCCGAACTCTCCGTCTATTGCACGCCCGTCTAAATCGCAGAAATAACCGTGTTCGTTGATTTGGAACCCTGAATCATTTGGACGCGCCGAAAATATATTTTCTACACTACAAATCGGACACGTGCATCGTACAATCTCACCAACATTCTTTTTCGGCACAGATTTAATCGTTGGATCAAACACGTCACCATCGGGACAATGTCGCTCGATGTTTTCGGCGTAGTCTAAAATAAGGCAATCGTCTTTCCCTTCGCTTATCCTTAATCCGCGACCCATAATCTGCTGCATAAGTCCAACTGATTCCGTAGCCCGCAATATCGCAATTAGGTCAACATGAGGCGCGTCAAATCCCGTTGTCAGCACGGATACGTTCACCAGATACTTGAGTTCCCGCGCTTTAAACCGTGCAATAATATCCGCCCGTTCTGCCCGTGGTGTTTCGCCCGTTACAATCGCTGACAAGCCCGTAGGAAGGCTTGCAAGGCATTCATAGGCATGTTGCACCGTGGCGGCAAAGATCATCACTCCATGGCGCTCTCTGGCCTGTGAAACTATGTCTGCAATAATCATAGAGGTTTTGCGGCCTTGCCCGACGAATGCGCGGTCAACATCCTCTGCATCAAACTGCCCACGGCTATTAAGCTGCATGTCAAGCGTGTGATACGACTCCGCATGAATATTGCCAACTGTGGGATTTGTTAGGAACCCCATGCCAATCAAGGTTCGGGCAGTAATGCGGTCAACACACGCCGCAAAGTATGGCTCTTTCTTTTCATCCTCTGGCACTGGCCGCCCATTCGGCCATTGGTCAAAAATATATCCCTCGCCTAAACGAAACGGCGTGGCGGTCATACCGACAACGCGAAGGTTTGGGTTTTGTTCACGCAGTTCGTTAATGATTTTTTTAATTGTTGGGGTTACGCCGTGACATTCGTCTATAATGACCATAGCAAATTGCGACCCGAATTTACTGATTCTATTTGCTACAGTCATTGGAGTGCCGAATACAACAGGATGTCGCAGCGAGACCTGTCCAGTGCTTGCCGAAAACAGTGAGCATGGATTTCCTGTTGCCGCGTATTTCTCGCTGTTTTGCAAAACTAATTCTGCACTTGGTGCAAGGCAAAGCACATGCTTGCCATTAGATATGCGGTGAATAGTCTCAGCTACGGCTGCAATAATATGCGACTTTCCTGCACCCGTAGCCGCCTCGATCAGGCATGGCTCTGCTGTTCGTCGCACCCATTTGATAATAGCGTCATGCGCCGTTTGTTGGTAAGGGCGTAGCATCTAAACCGATCCTATCTATTGATAAATTTACATATTCTTCATTTAATTCAATAAGAATTGTATTTCGATTATTGTTACTCGCAACCAATCCTGTTGTTCCAGCGCCTCCAAACGGATCAAGCACAACACCATCAACGGGGCATCCTGCCAGCACACACGGTTCGATTAAATCAGGTGGAAAAGTTGCGAAGTGAGCGCCTTTAAAAGGCTTTGTTGTAACAGTCCAAACAGAACGTTTGTTACGCATTTCAGTATTTCCAACAGCTTTCATCGTTCCGTTTGTCTTAAATGGAACTCGATTGCTACCAACTTGAGCAGAAATATTTGGCTGAGTTAATCGAATAATCGAACTTGCAGCAACTGGTTCTTTAATCGCCTCATGATCAAAATAATATTTTGGTGATTTGGACAACAAAAATATATATTCATGCGCCTTTGTGCAACGATCTATCACGCTTTCTGGCATCGGATTTGGCTTATGCCAAATAATGTCCTGCCGTAAAAACCAACCATCCGCCTGCAATGCAAAAGCAACGCGCCAAGGAATGCCGATCAAATCTTTATGTTTGATTGATGTTCCTACAAAAGTTGATGACATTCTATTTTTTGCGCTTCCTTTAGGAACAAGAGTTCCTTCGCTTAAACCGAGCGTTGTGTCTGGAGTTGCTTTCCCATCTCGATATGACGCATAACTATCCCCAATGTTTAACCAAAGTGTTCCGTCATCTCGTAAAACGCGGCGCACTTCTCGAAACACATTGACCAACTCGGACACAAATTCATCTGGTGTAGGCTCAAGCCCCATCTGGCCTGTATGGCCATAATCTCGCAATCCAAAATATGGCGGAGATGTAACGCACGTATGCACTGATTGATCTGGCAATGTTTTCAAAACATCGCGGCAGTCTCCATTAAGTATTTTTATTGTCATCTTCTATCTCACATTCGCAGTGCCACATGAGCACTGAATAAATTGACCATTCGCAGATAAACATCCAGCCTTGTTTAAGACGCATTTCAATCTGCGAATAGGGAACATTGCGGTATAATCCCTCGCGGGTCATTTCTCTCTCTCAATTAAATATTGATCATAAAACATCCGAAGCGGCTTTAGGATCGTATCCATAAACGGCTTGTCGTATTTAACAGTCTCAAGTGATTCGCCCCGTGGTGCCCATTGGTAAAAGTCGCACCAGGTTCGTCCCATGACATACATCTGCAACTGAATCTGAGCATAATAATGCGTCTGTTGTTGCGCTGTTTTAAATTTAGGTTCAATCGCAGCCCGTAACCCAAATGGGCACTTAACCTCAATCATTCCATTATTTTCAAGCAATCCATCTGGGCTGCATCCCAGCCAATCCTCAAAAGTAAAAAATCCGCACTTTTGCACACGATTGCCCGTTTTTAATTCATATTGTTGAATGGCACCATCTTCATTAAATACGCCCCATTCAGTCGCAACATTGCCAGTAAATTCATTTGGCAATCCTTTATATTCATTGACCATCCGGCGCATAACGTCGGACGGTTTTTGAAATGGTGACAATCCCAATATGCCACCAACCGCCGAAGCAGTAATTCTGTATTTTCTAGCAGAGTACCACTCCGGCGAACGCTGTTCCATGATTCATCCATTTAAAAGAGAAAACTCAGGGCGGCAATAAATTATAAAATTTACTACCGCCCTGCAACCGTCTTTCCGGCCTGTCAGGTCTCCCCTTACCAATAGGGGAATAACTTGTTTTCACAAGACGGGATTCGAACCCATATTCTACTAAGTCTCGACCAACGAGCAGGAATTGCACCTGCACTACTCAAAAGCCTTGCGGCTAAACTGAATAAATAAGTTTATAATAATTTATCAACCCTCAAAAAGGAATATCGTCGTCAACAGGCTTTGCCTTCTTTGGTGCGGCGGCAGGAACATCAACCTTGCCAACTTTGGGCGAGACTGAAGCAATCCAGTTGCCAGAGGATTTGTCGCCTTTGTCGTTTTTCATCTCCCAAATCTTCGTCAAAATAGTCATGGGCTTATTGGTAAATGCACCAAGTGATTCGTCCGTAGGCGCACGACCCGCAGCCTTCAACTTTCCGCCTGTATTCGTGTCAATGGTTGACAACATTTTTAACGCCGTATCACGCTTTTTAGCGGGGTCTTTAGCGCGTGGGTCAGGATGCGTTGAAAACACCCACAATTTCTGAAACACCTTGCGGTTTTTATATTCAACAGGCTGCAATGCAGACCAGCGAAGCGAAACAAACTTATTTCCTTCACGATCCGTGTCGATCTTAGCTTCATCAATCACAGCTACAAGGCTCGTATTGTTTGGAATAGGCTCAAGATTTCCGCCCTCCATTTCAAACGAAGTTGTAGATTGTACTTCTTCGCCTGTGCTCAATTCCCAGAAATCACTCATTTTCTTCCCCTCACTTCAAAACTGAAATATAATCAACAAGCGGATTTTTGCCCGCCTCAACAATCAATGGCTCCGTAATGCCATAACGGTTTTTGCTCACATTAGCCGCAGTTGCATATGCAATCAGAACACGAGTTCCGTCCGAAATAGCCTTTTTGCGTTCTCCATCACCTGTTGTAAATGTTTCCAGCTTCAAAAAGCCAACAAGATCAACATCATCCACATACGCGGGCATTGATTTATCGTGCATACGCAAGGTATATCGCATATATGCGTCATCATCTGGCGGCTCAATGCGGCTGGTTTCAGCGTGGGCAATGAATACCGTGTGCATACCCTTACGATCCGACAGCAAACCAGCGGCTTTACGCAAACGCTGGTGTAATCCAGACACCGCATCTCGGCCAGCGCCGTAGCCGCCAAGAGCCTGCTGAATGCCACGGGGCTTCTTAGGATCAGTGTCCACTACATACTGAGTGAACATACGTTCCAGCGCCGTCACGCTATCAACTACAAACGTTTGATAATCATGATCCTCATTTAATAGTGCTTTAACCTGCTCCCAAAGCTGGTCAACGGATGACAATACAGGAAACGCCTCTGGGCGATCTTCCTCTGGAATGGCCTGCAAACCATCCTCGGCGCGAATAAAAATAGGATTAGGAAACGTGGCCGCTAGTGTTGTCTTGCCCATACCGCCGTCACCGCATAACGTAATAATAACTGGACGATTTTTTGGCTTACTAATATTTGCTAATTCACTCATTGAGTAACTCCTTCTTCTCTCAACGGACTTGACACTAATGGCGTTTCGTTGCATTGTCAACATACGAATTGTCATGAATGGAACATTTTAAATGGAATCTCCCTCAGATATTATCCGTCAGACTTATGACGAGCAGCTTGAGCGAATTAAAATAGCGTTAGCTGACAGGAACTTAGCTAAAGTTGCCAAGCAAACAATGCTGCATGAAAACACTGTGCGATCCATAGCTAATGGGTCAAATAAAATGCCGTCAATTACGACCATTGATGCTTTGGCAGGATATTTATTCAAATGAATTACAAAGATTTTTGGCAAGCTGGCTACCGCGTAATCGGCCTAAACAAAATAATAAAAAACAATTTATGTTCATGTGGGCAAGCCGGATGCAAAGCCATCGGCAAGCATCCCATCGCATCAAATTGGCAATACGCGCCCCTTTGGTCTGAGGAGCAGATCGAGACAATGGAGGAAATGGATCAATTCGCCACCGGATACGGCGTTCTGGTCAAGGGCTTGCTGGTCATTGACGTGGACGCCCGCAATGGCGGCGTTGAATCTTATCAGCGCCTCATTGAGCAATTTCCCGACATTACAGGCGCGGGCATGATTGTCGAGACAGGATCAGGCGGCGGGTCAAAACACCTTTACTATACCGCCCCAGAGGGTTTGGCTTTGCTCCAGCACCTGCCGGATTATAAGGGCATTGACTTTAAGTCATCCGGCTTCGTGGTCGGTCCAGGATCGCTG